CGTCCGGGAACAGTGTCCTCAGTTTGGGCAGGAGCAGGGGTTCCGTGCGCCGGGGAGTGACCGGGATGCTCATACGCGCATCCTTCCGAGCGTGTCCTCTAGCGTGCCGTGCGCCTTCTCCACCGGTGCCGGGCAGAGGATGGCCACGCCGCTGCGGTTCTTGCCGTCATGGTCGCGGACCATGCACCGGCTGTCGGTGACTGCCTCGTGGGCGGCTTCCCGCATGCGGTCCTGCAGCGTCTCGTTCTTCAGCACCTGCTGGCTGAACGCCTTGCGGTTGAATACGAATCTGCATCGTTTGGCCATGCTTATCCTTCCCGTTCGCCCACGGTGATGACGTCGCCGATGTGGCGTCCGTGGAGGTTGTTCCACACTTGCGGTTTTCCTTTGACGGGCAGGAGGATGCCTCTGACTTTGATCAGGTCGGTGGCTTGGATGCCGGTCGGTTGGCTACCGCGGATGTGGATCGTGTATTCGGTGGTCTGCGGGCTGGCGTTCTCCTCGGTCTGGTCGGTGGTGGAGGTTGGCGCGACCATCGCCTGGAACGTGCCGACGCGGGCAGGTTTGCCCTGGATGGGGTTGCCGTCCGTGTCGGTGGTGGACTGGCCGCGCCACACTTCGATGGTTTCCACTAGGACGTCTCCCCCGTTGCCATGTCGACGCTGAACGCGCGCTGAGCGTTGATGCCAAGGATGCGTTTCTCGTCGTCGCGCAGCCAGAGATCGCCGGTGGGCGCTCCGAAACTGTATTGTTCGCTGAAGCTGCCGGTGGTCTGGTTCATCTGCGTGATGCCGCCGGGAATGTCGTACGGGTCGGCCTGCATGATTCTGCGGACGATGTCGCAGGTGATCTTCGTCAGCAGGCGTGGCCGTTCTTCGAGGAGCCGCCGCCAGATGGGCGAGCGTTCCTTGATGTAGTCGGTCACGTCCGCGAGATGCGTGTCGGCTTTCTGACGTTCCTCGTCGGTGAGCTTGTGCCACCTCCGTTCGAGGTCGTCGGAGGTGGCGAACATGTCCGGTTCGTCCGTCATGTCGGACTCCGTCAGGCGGTGAGCAGGACGAAGCGGTTGATGTCGCGGATACGGAACCCGACTTCGATTTCGATTCGGACGGCGAACATGTTGTGCTCCCACAGGTTTACCTGCTTGCCGTCGATGGTGATGGACGCCTGGTCGGAGATGCTGGTCTGCATTCCTTCGACGGAGCCCCATGCGGCGGAAGAGAATTCTCCGCACACGCCAAGGATCTCTGCCTTGGCAGGTCCCGGTGTCTCGCTCACGGCAGGCACGTGCACGCCCTTGCTGATGTAGGTGCGGTTGCCGAGCACAGTACTCACGTCGGAGGCGGCGGTGCCGTTAAGGAACAGGGGGCGTCCGTTGTTGTCGGTCGCCTGACGGAGCACACTGCGCCCCTGAGTGCTCAACGCCCAACCGTCCACGGTTCCATCCGCTTCGGACACGAGGTCGTCGGCCTTGTTCAGGTTCTTCCACACATCCTTGCCGATGCTGACGGTCTGCGCGCTCTTCAGGGTGTCGAAGTCCGCTCCCGGAGCGTCGACGAGACCCATGATGGTCTTGTCGAACGTGCGGGCGATGGCTCCTGGACCCTTCGCGACGACTTGGTCGTAGAGAGCGCCGAAGTCACGGCGGAACTGGTTGGAGAACGGCATGATGACCGCGATGGTGTACGGCAGCATGTCCTTCTTGCCGAAGGTGACGCCGCTCTTCGGCTTCTCGGCGCCCTCGTTGACCCATGCGGCCTCCGGGTCGCCGATGATGATCGGCACGCGAGCGCCGTTGCCGGGCAGTTTCATCTCCGGCACGAGCTGCATGAACGCGCTCTGGTATTTTGCGGTCTGCCAGATCTCCGCCTGGGTTTCAGGGGTGAGGTCTAGACCGTTGCTTTTTCGGGTCATGGACGGATCTGTCATGATTTGTCCTTTCAAATGAATGTTGTTTGCTGGTTGGCTCACAGGAGCGTGTTGCTCATGGCGTTGACGAAGTCCTCGCGGCTGGAATGTTTAGTCTTGGCCTGTCCGGTGCGGGCGCTCTGGTCCGCGACCGTTCCTCGGGAACGCATGTCGGCGAACACCTTCATGAGTTTCTCGGCGTATTCGCCGATCTGCTTCTCGTCGTCGCCCGCGAGGACGCTCGGGTCGGTAATGCCGTGTTTGGCCGCGACGTTGGCGCGTATCGTGGAGAGCTCCTTCTCGTGTTCGGCCTGTTTGGCTTCGCTTTTGAGCTTCTCGTTCTCCTCGAGCGCCTTGGAGAGCTTCGATTCGAGGTCGGCTGTCTGTCCGGCCTTCTCCTTGAGCTCCTCGTAGTCGCTTTTCCTGCCGCGTTCCCTGCCGAGACGCTCGTTGATTATGCGGTCGACTTCCTCCTGGGTGAAGGTCCTCGGCTTCGCGTTGTTCACGTCCTTTGGGGCCGGAGTGCGCTGTTCCGGCTCCTGTTGGCCGTCCGTACCGGTCTGGTTTTCTTCTGCCATGGTTGGTGGCTCCTTTGCTTGTTCTTGGTTTCCACGCCTGACGCCGGCGAGTTGACGGCCATTCTTGTTGGTTTCGCGCATGGCTGCGCCCCGCCCCATCGCTGGGGTGTGAAAGGTAAAAGAAAAGCCATCACGTTTCGACGTGATGGCTTTCTGGGATTCAGAGATTTCCCAGCGCTTTTCTTCGCGCGTATTCGGACCGCAGCTCGTCGGTCGACACATAGTCGCCGACGGACCAGCGCTTCTTTCCTTCGTTCCTGACCCATTCATATTCGGACGGCGGCATGGAGATATCGCCATACTTGCGTTTGATTTCCGCAAGATGGCGCTCATCGGTGACTTCCTTCAAATCACCGGGCATAAACGTGAAACGGTCGGAACGATCCATAGGCTCAATCATAGCAGTCTCAGATAAACGATCGGTCTGCCGTCGGATGCTCCAAGCCCTTCGAAACGAAGAGCCCTTCCTCTCGGCAGAAGAATTTCGTATTCTCCCGGATGCTGAGTGATCGGCTCCACATACACGCCGGCGCTTCCCGGCGGTACCAGGATTCTTGTGGCGATGCGGTCTTCCCCATCAACGTCAATGCCTCCCTCCTTGATGCTGGTGGCCATGTAGCCGATGTGTTCGAAGGTGCGACCGGTATTCAAATCGAAAAGCGACTCCATGTCGTTGACGTGGAACGTCGACAACCGCATCTGCCTGTCGACCGTGAAACGTTCTCGGGTGATATGGTCGGATATCGCTTCGTCGATGCATTCGACCTGATGGATGACGTCTTTCGACGGGTTTCGTCCGCCGAACAGGTAGCCGTTGATACTTTTGTAGCTGTCTCCGGTCCAATCCATCAAGGCCGCGATCTTCTCGTCGTTGGAGAATCTATCTCCAGGCATCCTGACGCTATAATCCGACAATCTCGATAGTTCGGAAGCACTGATTGGAATCGATTTGCCGCTCCATCGAATCGTCGGTTGGGCAGTCACACCATCATTGACCTCATCGTGATAGATGCGTCTCAATTGGGCTAGCGTGTCACGCCAGTCGCCGTCATCGCCGGCCGCAGCCTTGGCTGCCTGGTACATTTCACGATACTTGTCCGGATCGTATCCTTTGAGTTTGCTGCTGCCCCAGCTTGGCACGATGTCGCAGTCGCAGTCCGTATGGTATTGCATCTGCCGTCCGGCGGTGTCCTCGCTCAGGTAGGCGAAGCCACGCGAGGCGAGCATAAGGCAGAACGCGCATGTCTTAGCCCCTCGCGGCACACGCGCCCAGCGAGGCTTGGTGGGATCGTTGGCCACAGCCCTCTGCATGGTCAGCCGCCCGACGGTCTGAATCAGATTCTGCACGTATTCCAGCGCCTGCTCCTCGTCAGCGAACGTGGGCCACAGGTCGTCGATGGTTCTTCCGGCGTTGTTGTGAACGGCTCCGTTTTCATCTGGAATGACATCCTTGTAGTGCAATCCCATGAAGTCAGTGTTGTTGAAACCGCCTTCCATCTGCCAGACCGCGCGGTCGGCGGTGATGGAAGGCGGCTCGTATTCCGGCATATCGATTCCGCCGTACTGCGCCCACAGGTCGCGTACGTGGCCGTAGTAGTCGGATGCGAGCCTGCTGGCGGCGTCGGCATACCGGTTGATCTCCGCTTTGATGAGCTCCTGGCTTTCACCGTCCCAGACGAGGCCCGAGACACTGTTGCCGGCCTCCTTCTGCAGGCGGCTCATGGTGTCCGTGTAATCCTCGTACAAATCATTGAGGTCGAGTTCAAGCCTTCTGCGTCGTTCCGGCGGCAGGTTCAGACTGTTCGGGCTCATTCATACCGCCTTCCCTCGCCGCCGTATCGGTCTGCTGCTCCGTCTGTTGGCGCATGCCTCGAATCTGATCGAGTACCTGACCGGCCTGGGCCTTGCGCTGGTCGGCCTTCAGCCGGACGATCTCGCTTCGGCTCAATCCGGCGCGTGTCATGCCGACCTCGCTGTTGGCGAACGAGTCGATGCTTCCAGCGAGCTTGCTGAATGCGTCGGCGCTCATGGAGCTCGACGGCGTGTTCGGGTTCTTCCAGTCGACCTGCAGTTTCATCAGCTCCTCGTCGGGCACGGATGGATCCTGCATCCGTGCCACAAGACGGGCTGCCTGCAGGATCGATTCACCGAAATCGCGATCGCAATGGCGCGCCTCGATGATCAGGTCCTCGCGCTGCGCCTCGGTCGCGTCGGCGGATGTCGGGTTCGCGTCGGACACGATGCCGAGCGAGCTGGCGGGAATGTTCATCGCGCTGGCGAACATGGCGGCCCAGCTTTTCAGCATCGTCAAGTGCGGGTCCATGCTGGACGCGGCCAGTTGCGTCACGGTCGGGGACTGCCCGTCGATGTCCTTGCTGATCATGTTGTAGCGACCCATATAAAGCTTTAACGCGTCGTCCGTGCCCAACGAGGCGAGTTCTTCGGAAGTGCCTGTCAGCAGGATTTTTGGGAACGCGTAGAATTCGGCATTCGCTTCGGCGCGCACGATGGTGCGGTTCGCGCCGTCGATGATGGCCATAGCGTCCCGGCTGATGCGGGAGCGTCCGAACGGTTTGACCTCGGTAGCCTTGTAGGCGAGGCGGAACACACTGCACTCATTGTCGATGGTGGGTTGCTCATCGTCCACGCGCCACCAGTAGCCGAGACGGCGCTGCACGCTGATGTTGCGGTCGGGCATGTAGAGCACGAGTCCGGTGGCCTCATTGTTGTCGTCGACGTCGGTGATGGCCATGCACGCCCTGACCCGCCGGTTGGGGTAATCCCAGACGGCGGCCGAGCTTTCCGCGGTATGCGTGCGGATGAGCGGTCTTCCTTCGAAGTCCTGGACGACGCTGAGGAACGAACAGCCGTGAATGAGTGCAGTCTGGATGGCCTGCTGCAGAACGCTAGTGAATCCGATGCGGCTCATGAAGTCCTGCAGTTCGAACGGATCGTCCACGCCCGGCGAGACGAATCCCTCGAACACGCAAAGCTCGGCGAGCATATCCACAGCCTTGCGTGCCCACCCAAGCGGCGTGTAATGATCCTTGATGGACTTCGGCACAGTCAGTCCAAAATCGACCAGTGGCTCCTTGGCCTCGTAGTAGGCGGTGAGTGTTCGGTTGCGGCTCGCGTGGCGCGTCCATACCTCGGCGAGTCCGCGCAGCAGCATGTTCTCCTCACCGGAGAGTCCGTCGATGTGCGTCGGCACGACGAGTTTCGGCACCGTTCCGGCTCCTCCAGTAGGTTTCCACCCGTCCGGCGCTGCCGTTGTCTGGATGTCGCTCATTTAGATTCCTCCGATGATCTGTCGTCTTCCGGGATGTCGTTTCGTCGTGAACGCCCCGTACAGGGCGAGAGTGGTGGACACGAGCGGCGTGATGTCGACATCGCTGCCGAGTTTGTTCCAGGCGATCGCGCCGGACTGTCCAAGAGGCCGCGTGGTGGCGCCCTTGACGGCTGCGGCCAGCTGCGGCTGGTATTCGTCCCGTGGATGCTTGAGCGTTCCGGCCTTGAGCATGTCGAGGAAGCGTCCGCACGCGCGGCCCATCTCCTGCATGTTCGTCACCGTGACCCTCACATGCGCCTTCTTCAGTTCCGGCAGCAGGCTCATAGCGGGCGACTGCGCGTCGATGACCACGCTGGCGGTCTTCGGCCAATGTTCGGCGAGCCAGTCCACGGCCCACATGGTTCCCGCCTGCCGTGCGTCCTTGATGTTCGCCATCTGGATGACGGCCGAACCATCCGCGTACCGTAGCGCGGCTCCGATGGTCAGCACGCTCCTGTCCGGAGGCATGTCGATGCCGAAGCTCACGGTTCCCCCATCAGGCACGTCGTCGATGGCCGCGGCCTGCCACAGGTCCGGGCTGATGGCGTACGCGGTGGCGGTCTCATCCCATATGCCAAGCGCCTCGCGCCGGAACGAATCCTCGGCAAGGAGATTGCGCATGCGCAATATCGCCTGTTCGCTGGTGCGGCGAGGATAAGACGGGTTCGCTTTCGCCCACGCGGTCCGGTCGTCCAGATCGCAATCGCGGTCTGCCCCGAGCTCCACGTAGAGCATGTCGTCCGAATTGCCCGCCAACGCGGTCGAACGTTTCTCCTCGAACGCCTCGCACTGGTCTCCCGGCTTCGGCGGGTTGCCCATGAACACGATCAGCGGATTCGGGCTCGTGTTCACGATCGGAATCAGATTGTCCAACGCCTTGATGGTGAGTATCTGAGCCTCGTCGAACACCTCGATGTCCGCCGAATGCAGTCCACGGCCGAAACCGTTCTCACGCGCGCCGAACATGATGCGGCTCCCATTGGTGAAACGGATCTCCTGCTGGCCGTTCGCTCGACGCACGTTCCGCACGTACCTGGACAGTTTCGGATTATGCGTCAGGTCGCACATGTCGGCGAACGTCTCATCGGAGGTGCGCGTGTGGTGCGCGGTCCAGATGACCAGTGTTCCGGCGCGTCCGGAACACAGGATGAACATCGCGGTGCCGACCGTGAACGTCTTGCCGATCTGCCTGCAGCTGGACAGGACCGCTCCTCCGGATCCGCATGCGTACTTGCCGTCCGCGCGTTTGGCGAACAGGAGGTATAGGAAACCTTTCTGCCAGAGGTCGTAGTGGATTCCGGCCTTGGCCGCCGCGTTGTTGATCAGGTTGAAGTCGCTTGACGTGACGTCTTCCGGCTGCACGAGCCGTTGGGCGATCTCAGACAATCGACGCTCCGACATCCTCCGCCACCTCCGTCACGTCATCATTCGCATCGAACAGGCTGCCGGATTCCTCGGCCATGCGCATCCGTTCGTCGAATTCGGCGAGCTTGCTGCTGATCGACGGCAACGCGTTGGCCGGCGTTGACGGGTCATGCAGAGCCTCGCGCAGTCTGCCGACGATTTCGCGGAGCGTGTCCTCGTGGGAGCCGTCCATCATCCGTTCGAAGTTCTGTTTGTTGAGTTCCGGTTCAGGCTTCCGTTTCGTTTTCGTCAGCTTGGATACGGGCCTATCCGCTTCCGTTTGCGTAGCCCGGTCCTTTTTCCGACGATAATCCGCTTTCTGACGGCAGGATTTGGAGCAGTACCGTTGCGGCCGCCCGTGGCCGGAAGGCCGGAATTCCTTGCCGCAGAGTTCGCACTTCATGGCGTCCACCTCCGTTTTCCGACCTTTCGTTGTTTCCCCTGTTTCCGACGTTTGCATTCCGGGGGAAATATCGGCACTGCACCCGAGGCTACCCCAAGGGGGTATGGCCGGGTACCCTGCCCTGGTATCGGGTCAGATGCCGAACGTTTTGAACGGCATCGAGCTTGGTTTGATGTCCTGTTTGCCGGCCAGCAGCGCTCGTGCGTGTTCGTCGGTCTTGTCGCTCTTGAGCCTGTTGCATCTGCGGTGCGTGAGCCTGCAGTTAGTGAAGCTGTATGGATCGCCGCCGCGTGAGACCGGTATGAGTTCGTCTACTTCGGCACTCATCGGATGTGGTGTCTTCAATGTCTTGTCGACTGGCTTGCCGCAGATGGCGCACACATCGTATGCGGCCAGCACTCTTTGCCTGAGCATGCGCCGCCGGTATCCGTTGCTGACCCGCTCGTTGCGTCGCTTGCTCATGGTTATTCCTTCGTATGAAGTCCTAGCATGGCCGACCACGTGTCGACTAGGGATCCCGTCATCTGCGGATATCCCCTCCCGAGGTTATTCATGGAGCGCCTTCGGCGGGAGTCGAACCCGCGCATATACGCGGCCGCAAGGAAGAGGATCCGAAGATCTGCGACCGGTGCGATCTGCCGTTGATTCCTACGAAGGCATGGACAGGCGGTTTGAGCATCACCGCATCATGTAAGTGCGGGATTGGCTTGCCTGCCGCTGTTGGTGTATGCCCACTCTGACGTGAGTGGGTGGAGCGTGTCCGATATGCCGTTCGGACAGGACGGGTACGTAACCCAAGGAGTTGGGAGAATCCAAGGTGGATATGAAAAGGGTTCAAACCGTATGTCTTCGGTTTGAACCCTCTAATCCACTGACAATTGTGCGTTGCACTTTCGATTTTGTCAAATCGAGTCGCGTCGCACGACCTGTCCATGCACGTCGGAAAGCCTGTACAACGGCTGCCCCTTCACGTTTTCGCCAACCGGTTGGAGCCTGCCGCGCTTGCGCCATGAGCGAATCGTGTTCGCGTTGCACTGGAATCCGCATTCGCGCAGCAGTTCCGCGCACTCCCCTGCCGTGAACGCGCGTCCCGACCGAACGCATTCCCTCAGGAACCCCAACCGCACATCCGCCACAAGGTAAGTGTTACCACACACGGGACATGCAACGCTTACCGCGCCGACCGTCGCTGTCAATTCGACTCCGCACAGCGGGTTCGGGCATCTTCCGATACCATGTTTCGCAGTCGGCACGTCGATGATGTCCAGCGTCTTTCGAACCATCGACTCCCACTCATGGTAGAAGTCGGCGATGTCAGGCAGGCGGCGCAGTCGAGGACTGCCGGCGCAGACACGCAGCATGTCCACCAGCGGCGGATGCACGCCACAGGTAGCCCAAGGCATGGCGGGCGGAGCGTACAACCGGCGCCAGAGTGCGATCGCGGCATCCTCGATGGCCTGCATGTGGTCGAGCACCGGCAATCGGATTGGCGTCGGCGCGGCTGGAAGGTTGACGCGTCCAGGCTGGCGGCCTCCGTAGTGCGCGGTCGAGTCCAGGAACTCATGCAGCGAATCCAACCATGCTGGATATTCCCGCAGCCAGCCGCGCATCAGCCCATCGCATCTCGCGCACATGGTGTCGCCGACAGCGCATCCTCCGCCGCAGACGAGGCACACACCGGCGAGCGCTGGTGTTGTTTGGCTGGTGTTTGTTGTGGTGTTGGTGGTGGTGTTGGTGGTGGTTGGTTGGGATTCGTTGGTCGGTTCGTACATTTGTTCGATTCCCTCCGGCGTGATAGTCTGGTTTGTGGTAATGCCAGAGCCCGGCCGGAAGGTCGGGTTCTTTGTTTATTCGGTGGCGGAGTCCTGTTCTTCAAGGTCGACGTGTTCGATCCTGGCTCTATGGCGGAGCAGAACGGCGTATTCATCCATGACGTCAAGCTGCCTGCTCAACAGGCTGATCGGACAGACGGGTTCGGAGTCGAGCGTGCCATCCGCATACCGCTGCAGCATGTCCCTGAGCCTGCCGACACGAGCGGCCAACTCACGGTATTCGACGCGCATCCGCTCTTCATAATCGGATCCGTCGGCGCTCGCGGGTTGCGCTTGGTCGGCGGTGGCGAGCACTTCGATGGCTTGGCGCAGGTATCCGTCGTGGATCCATTCGGGTGCGGTCTGCCATTCCTCGTGGATGATTTCGGTGGAGTCCTTGCGGAGTGCCCATTTGAGTCCGAACAGGCGTTCGGCGACGGCTTCGGTGCGCGCGTCGATCGGCGGCAGTGGCGGGTCGAGTGTTTCCTCGCTCATTGTTCCGGTTCCTTTCCGTGGGATGATTTATGGCCGGTCTTCCAGATGCTGTGCCAGAACAGCCAGATCATCCAGGCTGGCACTTCGGCCCAGATGGTCAGGTACGGCGAGACGGCGTAGATCTTCCACCACCTGCCGCAGATGACGCAATGCTCTATCCTGCGCAGGCTGACCTCGTATTGCGCCGGACCGATGCCATTGCTCGCGCAAATGAATATCCCGACCGCGCTCCGGCACGCATGCGGCGAGCGCCGTTTGTTACGACTGATGCTGTTCATCATTCCGCCTCCTTCTCAAGGATGTAGACGATTGTCGGCGGGGATGATGGCTCATAGCATGTGTTCGGCTCCACCTCGTACTCGCCTTTGCCGCCGAGTCCCGGCAACACGTCGGTGCGCATCACGCTCCATCCGTCGGAAAGCAGACCGGCGAGCGCTTCCGTATTCTGCAGCTTCAGCGTGTACGCGTTTCCGCTTGCCGCGTACATAACCGTCACTGCCTTAAATTTCCTGCTCACCGCTCCGTCTCCTTCTGCTCGTCCAACCACTTCTCGAAAAGCCGGTAAATGTCCAGCGGGATGGTTTTGACCGGCTGGAATTTGAGCCGTCGCATGCAGTCGGCGCACACCTCGGTGAATGTCTTCGCCTGGCCGCCGTAGATGAGGCCTATGGAATAGACGGGGCTCGAGCACCACCGGCCGCACAAATCGCAGGTGTGTATGTCCATCGTGACCAATTCGTCACGCTGCGGCAGGAACGGATTCTCCGCATCCCTTTCCTCCACGGCATCGGCGAGCGCCTTTGTGATCTCATCCTTGGCGGTGAGGTAGGCATGATACCGGGTCGATGAAATCTCGTAGAGCGGCCGGTTGCCGTCGCGGGATGCGGCGCGCATTGCCGCGAGTTCCTGGTCGGTGAGTTTGCCGAGCGTGCTGATGGCGATGTCTGCGCCCGTGTTGTTCATTGCTGCCTCTTTTCCTTGTCGTGTTCCGCCACCCATCTGAGCAGGGTGTTGATGGTGATTTCGATCACTTGGCGTTCCTCGTCGTCTTCCGGCGCGATGTATATGGCGCCGTCCTGGATTCTGATTTTCACCGTGGTTCCTTGTCGGCTCCGCTGACGTGGTCCCAGTCGCATGAGATTCCGGATACGCCGTGGCTGCCGGTGGTGATGACGCAGTCGACTCGTCGTGTCTCGGACAGCGTGACGATGCATTCCTTGATGCGTTCGTCGCTGGACTCTTCGGAGCATGTGGTGCCAGTGGCGGCGATGGCGTGGGCCGGGGTCGACGTCTTGGACGCACTGCCGCATCCTGCGAGCGCGGTGCAGAGGGTGAGGGTGATGGCGGTGAGTGTGGCGCAGATGGTGTTTCTCATTGGTTTCATTCCTTTCCGTAGATGGCGAGGCATCTGATGCCGGCGCTCATGCTGTTGGAACATGTGTTCGGATCGTGGGAGATGATGTCGTTTCCGATGCCTTGGAAGCGGAGGGTGGCGGTGCCGTCCGGCCGGCGGATGAGTTCGAGCCGGCCGTCGATGACGACGTCGTCGTCGGTGCGGGCGATGCAGCGGCGGCCGATCAGGATGGCCGGGTCGGCCGACCGCCACTTGTGCAATGGGACGATGATGCTCATTCCCGGCCACCCATCCAGCCGATCAGGAAGGCGAGCGCCAGGAGGATTATCGCGGTGTGGCTCATGCCGTTCCTCCGATCTCCGGGCTGGCCAGCATCTCGGTGATCGCGTCCTTGGCTATCAGGCGCCATGGTTCGCGGCCGTCGTCGTCGAGGTTTTCCCACGTGAGGTGTTTGCGGTGGCCGTTGGCGTGGAATCGGTTGTAGATGGCGTGCGCGACGGCGTATTGCGTGTCGAGGCTGATGACGAGCTGGTCTTGCTGGTCTTCGGTCATTGGTAGGTCTCCGGTCTTGGCGGTGCGAGCAGTGCGGCGATCGCGTAGCTGGCGAGGCTGGTGGCGAGCGCCGCGATGGTCAGTGCGGTGTGGATGGCGAGCCACGTGATTGGTGTCCACTGGTGGAGCGCCTGTCCGATGATCGCCCTGATGACGGCGTGCGGGATGAGCAGCAGCGCGAGGAGGGTGAACAGCGTGGCCATGGCGTCTCCGAGCCGGTCGGCGAGGTGGCTGATGGTCTTTCTCACTTGTGGTCTCCCGTCTTGACGGCGAGTGTCTCGAGCATGGCCTTGTAGTCTTTGATGTCGCGTGCGATGCAGGATTTCACCCGGTGCGGGCCGCTGTCGCCCTGGTATGGATCCGGGGCGCCGAGCACGGTGACGAGTTGGCGGATGGTGGCCATGTCGTATTTGCGGTAGGTGAGCCACGCGTCAGGGTTGAGGTTGAGTCGGCGGAGGAAGTCAAGGTCGAAGTCCACGTTGGTCCCCGCGGGGACGAGGGAGAAGCGCTGGGAGAGCGAGTCGAGGAATTCCTCCACGGCGTTGGCCACGACGGCCATGCTGTCATTGCGCACGGAGCCTCCCATGAGTTCGAACAGCAGGCCGTTGTCGGTGTGCATGGAGAAGGCGACGGGGCTCATGGACAGGAGGTCGAGTCTGTCCGGGCGGATGATGCGGGACAATGATCCGAACTTTTGTTCGCCCAGCATGTCGGTGCATTCCATGCCGATCTCCAATGGCAGGCTTTTGCGCCTGTCCACGCCTGTGGTCTCAAAGTCGATCCACAGCAGCGCCTCCGGTTTGCCGTTATTCTCGTGCATTTGTCATTCCTTCCGTTTGAATTGTCAATGTTTCGCGCATGGTCAATGGCGTGGCCGTGCCGTCCTGGTTGAGCCAGAGCCATCTCCCCTGCCAGTCGCGCACTGGGGTGGAGAGAGGATCTATGCCGAGCGGGACGATCAGTCCAAGCCGTTCGGCCTCAGCCACATGCTGGTGGACCCACCCATGGCAGCCGGTCGTCCCCGAGCCGCACAGCTCGATGATGTTGACGGGACTGTGCCTCACATCCGGATTCGCCGCGCGACGCAGTTGACGGTGATGGCCGCTTCGTTCGGGCCATCGTGACGGATCGTGGATGTTCGCCCCGCAGCGCAGGCAATGCCAGCCCTGGCGTTCCAAAGCGATGCGCTTCGAGTCCTCGAACTCACTCACAACGCGCTCCTTCCTGCATCAGGCCGTTGACCAGCACCAGACATGAAGTGCAGTTCGTTCTTAGTCCGGAAGCCATCGCGGCGATGCCGTTATCGGCCTTGCCGCCGGCGAGCGCCTGGAGTTCGATGTTCGCCGCGGTTTCCGCGGTGTCGGTGATGAGTTGGGCGAGTCTGTTGATCTGTTCCTTGGTCATTCGTCTTCCTCCTCGTCTTCTTCCGTGATGGCGGCAACAAGCTGGTCGAGGTGTTCGGTCTCGTCGTCGGATGGCTCATAGCCGAGGTCTTGGAGGATCAGGTAATAGCCGGGGATGCGGCGGCTGACGTTGTCGTCGCCACTCCAGTCCCAGTCATTTGGGCTGATGAACCATTCGATTCTGGCGGTGAGGATCATGACCGCGTATGTCGGCCAGTCCGGTGAGTCGAGGTGCGTGTGGAGTTCCGCGAGCGCCTGTTCCGGTTTGATGCCGGCGATGGCGGCGAACTGTTCCCGGGCGCATGCGGCGTCGTTCCAGGTGTGTAGGTCTTTGGTGAAGCCGGTCGGGTCCGGGTCAATTGTCTGCAGGAGTCCGAGCCTTGCCGTGGTCTCGATGAGCTTGGCGCGCTTGATGGCATGGAGATGGCCGTGGAGCCATGCCATGCGCTTGTCAGCCGTCGTGGCGGCGTATTCCTCGAGCACGTGCTGTCGGGCGTCGCGTTCGGCCTGTTCGGCGGCTCGCTGGGCTTCCTTTTCGGCTTCGGCGGCCGCATCACGACGATCCCAGAGGTATATCGTCTGCGTCGCTTCATGGACGGAGACCGCGTCTGGATTCTGCTTGCGGAGCTCTTCGATGGTTTCTTCCGGAGTGCCCGCGGCGGGGAAGATGGCGCCGGAGTAATGCCATTCGGAATCCGAGAAGGTCTCTCCGGGATCCTCGATGACGTTGAGACCGGTGGTGCCGGTGGCGAGGATCGCGGAGACATCGGCGAACCACTGGCTCCGGCGATCTTCCACTTCGATGTTGTGGAGGATGTAGTCGAAGTTCGAGGTCCCCGCGGCGTGCGCGAGGCGTTCCTGACGGTCCGGCTGGCCGTCGTATCGTGCGATGGCCATGAGTTGGCCGATGGTGAGCTGGTCGAAGTCGTCGCGTGTCTTCCTGACGTCCGCCTTGATGCTCGCCGCTTTCGCTCTGTCACGCACATAGTCGGCGCTTCGGCCGAGCCTGTGCGCGACGGCGGCGGTGGTGGCTCCGAGGTCGAGCTGCTGCAATGGGCCGAGCTGGAGTACGAAGCATGGGACGGCTCTTATTCCGGCCTGTTTGCATGCGGCGAGTCTGCGGTGGCCGGCGATGACCCTGTAGCGCTCGCCGTTGGGTACGACGCTGAGGGGCGAGAGGAGGCCGTTGGCTCTGATGCTGTCCGCGAGGTCGGTCACGTCGCCGATGTTCTTGCGTGGATTGTCCGGGTGCGGGTCGATGAGGCTCGTGTTGATGAGCTTGATTTCACTGCTCTGGTAGTTGCTCATTGCTTGTTCTCCTTGCTGGTTTCTTGCTGGTTGAGTTCGTCGGCGCATGCCTGGCATGCCTGCCACCATTCGCTTGGATGTCCGCCGCGGAGGCTGCCGGTGTGGTCGTATTCGTCCTCATGTGGATCCATGAGCTGGTGGACGTGTTCGCAGTTCCAGGTGTGCTTGTGTGGTCGGGTGGGTGTGATGGGTTCGGGCGCCCATGTCTCCCACTGGTCGCGGAGCCATGTGTTGAGCCGCGGGATCTGCCGGCGCGGCACCTGGCCGTCGTTGACGGCGCGACGGTATCGGCGGACGGCCGATTGGAGCCGGGCGAGCTGGGCCGGGTTCTCGGCGATGGCCGAGACCAGGCCTCGCGCCTCGAGGTCGGTCTTGCGGCCCTTGGCGCCGGCGCCGCCGGGGTAGGCTTCGGCGATGGCCGCGTAGGCGTCCGGCGTGGCGGTTTGCTTCGGTTTGCCGGCGGGAGGGGTCGGAGAGGGTATATCGGTATAGGTATCGGTTTTATGCCATGTTTTTGCTTGGCTGTCCTCTAGCAAGTTGCTAGACGTTTCGCTACCTGTCTCGCTACTGTTTTGCTCTCCGTTCGCTTGGCTGTTTGCTAGCAAGTTGCTAGACGGTTGCTTGGCTTTTTGGTTGGCGGCCTTGCGGCGGCCTCCCTTGCTTCCGGCTTTGCGGCGGGCCTCGCGCTGTTCCTCGGTGAGCGTCTTGGGTTCCTTGCATATGCCTTCGGCGTAGATGGGACGCCAGCCTCCGTCGTGCTCCTCCATGAGCCCCATGTCGATGAGCTGCTGGAGCTGTTTCATGGTGCCGCCGGCGTCCTTGAGGTCGAGCTTGTCGAAGTGGCCGGGGTATGCGGCCGGGTCCTTGGCCTGCATCGAGACGCCTTTGGAATGGATGACGCACAGCTTGACCCACAATCCCACGGTGGCGAGCGGCAGGCGGCGGATGCGCCTGTCGTCGGCCATCTGGTCGTCGACGATGAACCACATCTCTTCTTCTCCTTCCGGTGGTTCAGGCGATCTCGCCGGTGTCAGGATCGACGGTCGCCTCCACGTCGCCGTCGTCCATGTCGAGACTGCGGCGCAGGTCGTCGATGAGGATCATCTGCCGTGACGTGGCCGGTTTCGCGCACATGTTCTCCATGGCCAGGCCGGCGTCGAGGATGCGCTGGGCGAGGTCTGCGCAGTCGTACACGGCTTCGGTGATGGCGTGGATGCCGCCCCACTTGTCGATGTGCTCCTGCTTGTTTTTGGTGTCCATGACGGTGCGGCATGCCTTGAGCACGACGGCCGCGGCCTTGGTGACCTGCTGGGTCTTGCCGATGAGGTCGATGAGTGTGTCGGGCGTGGCTTCCTGCGGGATGAGCGCCTGTTGTTCGCTGGCTTTCATTGCTGCTCCTTAGTCTTTAAAATTCCGGTTCGTCCGCTGCCTTGCCGAAGTCTCCGAATGATGATTGGTCGGACGCCGGCGCGCCCCACGGATCATCGGCCGGAGGCTGGGCGGGTTGCTGTGTCTGCGTCGGCTGTTGCGGCCTTTGGCTCCAGCCGCCGACGCCGGTGTTGACGGTCGGCGGTGCGGCGGGATTGCCGTAGACGGGGCCGCCCTGGTGGCTGATGCGGGCGACCTGCGCCGTGGCGTATCTCAGGCTTGGTCCGATTTCGTCCACTTGCAGCTCCACGACGGTCCGATTGGTGCCGTCCTGCGCCTGATACGAGTGCTGCTTGAGCCTGCCTTGGGCGATGACGCGCATGCCTTTGGCCAAGGATTGGACGCAATGTTGGGCGAGGTCGTTCCATGCCGAACAGCGGAGGAAGAGCGCCGGACCATCCTCGTACTGGTTGGTCTGCCTGTTGTACTGGCGTGGCGTGTTTGCGATGGTGAAGCTGGCTACCTGCGCGCCCTGGCCGGTGGTCCTCAGTTCGGGGTCAGCGGTGAGGTTGCCGACGATGGTGATGACGGTCTCGCCTATGGCCATGTCACTCCCCTCTCACGTATCCGGCCGGTTCCGGGCCGAGCTGGCTTGGATCCTTGGCCTTCCACGCGCATTTCGCGCGCAGGCATCCGGCCTCGCGGTCGATGACGATCTCGCCGAATCGTGCGGGGGCGACCATGGTGAGGTTCCAGCCCCTGTCGCGGTTGAGCGTGGATATGGTTTCATACAGTTCGCCGATCAGCTCGGCGGCCGTCATGCCGACGCTGGCGGGTGTGAGCGGCCATTCGAACCACTTCTCGCCTTCTGGCCTGATTGGTGTTTTGCTTGGCAACGTTTGCCTCCTTTGGATTGGTGTCGTGCCGGGGCGCGGATTCGAACCGCGCATCCATCCGCCGGCGTGACCTGAACACGCCGATCCATGGCGCCCGCCTCCTGTCGCGGGCCCCGGCGAAAGGCCGGACGGGAGGAGAAGAGAGAAGATGGCCCGTCCGGCTGGTTTTAGCGTCTTTTCCTTGACGCGCGGGCGGTTCCGGCATGGCCGCGCATGACGAACCACGTCCATGCCGCAATGTGTGAGGAGCCGCCCAGGTCTTTATCGCTCGAGTTCGTCCACCCATCGGATGAAGCGTGGATCCGAGCACAGGCGGCGCATGATGACGGCCGTCGGGATGAGCACCGCGAACGGCGCGGCGATGAGGTGTTCGATGGGATGCGTGCAGGCCGGCGTGCAATACAGCACCCACATGGCCAGCAGCCACACCGCGAAGATCAGCTGGTGCAGGATGATGCGGACAAGAGCCTTCATCGTTTTGCCTCTGCTTTAGAATCGGTGGAATGGACATCAATGCGGTCACCTGCGTCGTTGGCGCCGTCACGGGATTGGTTGGCGGTGTCTCCGGATGTGTCGCCTTGTTCCAAACGCATGCTGGAAACAAGCTCGCCAAGGACGCCAACGGCTCGGCGGAAGAAGCCAACGGGATCGCCGCCGACTCGAAGGGGATCGCCGAACACGCCAACGACCTTGCCGGCAAAGCGAACGAGATAGCTGCAGACGCGAACGCGATCAGCCAACGGGCGTTGGCAGTCACCGCCGACCAGACGGTTTACAAGTGGAGGGTCGAGTACGATGGAGAAACTTCCACCGTCTTTCTTGTCAACGATTGCGGCAACATCGCACGAGACGTTCATGTGTTCGTCCGCTTTGAAGACCAGACCATTGCGCAGGCGCGCGTCGACAAGACAATGCCGTTCTGCGAGATCGCGCTCGAAAGCGAGTTCTTCTCCAAGCAGATAATCAAAGACCAATCCGAGATCGACGCCATCAACTCCAGAAACGGCTTCTTCTTTGCCGGCATCGGAACATGCCGCGTCACTGTACACGTCACATACACCACCGAACTGGGCAGCAGACGCAACACTGAGATCGAGCAGCGCCTGACCAACGGCCAGAGACATTGAATCCATCTCACAGCTCCTTGCACAGGGTGTCGATGACGAGGACCGTCGCACTGATGCAAAGAATGAAGCCGAACACACGCGGCATCCGGCGCATGACGTCATGGATGGTTTCGGCGCGGCGCGCATCCAGTTCCTGACGGACGGCCTTCGCCATTGCCTGGAGCATCGACGGGTGCAGGCGCTCAAATTCCTCTACCGAGATTGGCTGGACGCTTTCCTCCGGCGTCTCGTCGTTGATTCGCAGCATCTCACACCTCCTCCGCGTAGCGGGTGATGGCGAAACGAATCTCCATGCGACGAATCTCGCGCAAGTCCTCATCGCCGGCCTTTTCCGCTGATTCCATGTCCTTGAAGTCATGTGCGAGCCCATCGATGAGCTCGTCAAGCATGTCCTTGCTCATCGCTCCTCCTTGTTGATGGTGTCGATGACGATGTCCACGAGGTCGGTCACGTCGAGGTCGATGCATCCGACGATGTGGCCAAGGAACCGGCTCGCGTCGATTTCATCCCACCCGTCGCCATAGGCCGGACGGATGGCGTCGCCCTTGTCCTCAAATTCCCTGAATATCGCTTCGACGCAGGCTTTGCGGATGTTGTTCATTTGTTCTCCTTTTCTTCCCATGGGTCAGGCCACGGGGTATCGGTACGCCAGTCGTTGTCGGTCATCACGCGCCCACCTCTTCCTCGTATTCGGCCGTGCACTGGTACAGGTGTTGCGCGAAATAGGCGATCATCTGCTCCTTCGGATACATGACGATTCGTCCCACCTTCACGAACTTCGGGCCGATGCCCGCGCTACGCCAGTACGCCAGGGTGCCTTCCTTGATGCCGCAGTTGTCCGCGATGTCCTTCGTTGTGTTCATCGGCTTCAACGCCGCCGCCAATGCGGCGAACACCTCTTTGTCATCCATCACGCGCCTCCTTTGCGTGTGTGATGCCGGGCGGCGTTAGGAGAACCGCCCGGCCCTCTCCTAAAATCGGTGTCATCCCGCATTTGCGACGTGCGGGCCGAACAGTTAGGAGAAGAATCGATGAATGGGTTATGGGTGACCATCGCTGGATGGGCGGTGACTATCGGCGTATCCGTCGCCGGTTGGGTCATCACAGGGAGAAGGGCCGCGAATAGTGGGAGGACCGATACGGAAAGGTTCGAAAGACGTCTCTCGCTGTTCTCGGAGCAACTGGACGCCATGCGGGACTCTTCGGATTCGCTGCATAGGCAGGTCAATCTATTGGAACGCAAGGTGTCCGTTCCGGACTGGGTCATCGAGCATCCAAGTCCGAGCCCGAACAACGTCATGTTCGTGATCAGGAACCGCAACACGTTCGACGCGTATGACGTGCGCTTGGAGGCCGATGGGTGCGAACCGGTTGTGTTGGGCGACATGGCAAAGGGGTCGTCGCGCAAGTTCGAGTTCGTCGCCGCCGTTCTTGGGCGAGCGGATAATGTCATCATCAGTTGGCTCGATTCCCCGCAGGCGACGGAACGTATGGGCCTGCCGATGGCGATGCCGGAAAGACGATAGCCAGGAAGTGGCGCAGTGCGTCGCCTTCGAGCTCGATCATTTCAGCCAAGGTCACGTATGCCTTGCCGTCCCATATGTCCACATGGATCGGATGCTCCGTGGGGTCGAAGAGCGTTCTCCCGCTCACACCCAGAGCGTCCTCGAGTTCTTTGGGCGCGCAGTCGATGTCGGTGATATCGAACGACGTGTTCATTTCAGTTCTCCTCCTTGCTGTTGGCATTGTTGGCTGTCGCGTTTTCCAGCGCATCGGCGAGCGCCTGATTCTGTTCTTCGATCGCTTCCGTCGGCGAGCGCTTCGGCGTCTTTGATGATGTCGGAGAGCTTGCGTCCGGTGACTTGGCTGATGCGGGCAAGCTCGTCGAAGTTGAACGTCCCGCCATTGAGTTTGCGGTTGAGACTGTTGCGTGGAATGCCTGCCTTTATTCCGACCTCATCCTGCGTGAGCCCAGCGTGTT